TGTTGGTAACACTTCTAGTGGCTCACATGGTATTTCAATTCAAACACCTAATAACCAAACTGGGTATCTTGCTTTTGCTGATGATTCTACTTCTCCTAATCCTTGTTTTATTTCTTATGACCACGCAGGTGGTTATCAAAGATTTTGGGTTAATGGTGCTGAAAGAATGCGTATTGATAGTAGTGGTGATTTACTTGTAAATTGCACATCACTTCCTTCTGCTTCTGTAAAAGGTTTTGGTATAGACAGAAAAGGCACGATTGGAATGATAGTTACTTCATCAAGTGCAACTGGGGGAGATAGCCATATGCAAATGTTTAATCCTAATGGACAAGTGGGAAGCATTGTAACCTCTGGTTCAAGCACAGCATTTAATACTTCATCAGATTACAGATTAAAAGAAAATGTTGTTGATATGACAGATGCGACAACAAGATTAAAACAACTACAACCAAAAAGATTTAACTTTATTGCAGATGCAGACACAACAGTAGATGGCTTCATAGCACACGAAGTTTCAAGCATAGTGCCAGAAGCAATATCAGGTGAAAAAGATGCTATGGCTGTTGAAACAACATACACAGCTGATGATGTAGAAACACAAGGAGATAGTCCAAGTAAAAATGTTGGAGATCCAAAAACTTATTCTACAACAGAAATAGATGCACAAGGCATAGACCAATCTAAATTAGTTCCTTTACTGACAAGTGCCTTACAAGAAGCAATAACAAAAATAGAAACTCTTGAAGCTAGAGTACAAACATTGGAGAACGCATAATGGCACAGACACTTTTAAATTTAGCACAAGGAGTTACAGGTACTTTGCCTACAAGTAATTATGTTGGTGGTAAGGTATTACAAATTCAATCTTCCACTATTTCATCACAAGTAGTTATAACTTCTACATCTCCTACAGATGTAGGTTTGTCAGCCACTATTACGCCTTCAAACACATCAAATAATATTATGATTATAGCTACCGCTACAGTAACTTGTAACAATAATAGTGATGGAAGTGGAGCAATCGGTTGGTCAATAACAGATAGTTCAAATAATGTTATTATAGGCTCGGCAGGAGATTCTAACCCCTTTGATTTAGGTCACCACAACACATCTAATTGGTATTCTATAAATGGAGTTCAAACTAAAACAATAGTTCATTCACCTAATACAAATTCAGCATTTACCTACAAAATGAGAGGTGAAAATGGAACTGCAACAAACGCTACTTTTAATTACAATGGTAGCTTCGGAGCAACTTCATCAATAATACTAATGGAAATAGAAGGATAGAGAAATACAAAATGGCAAATGAAATAACAACAGTTGATGCTTTAAATTCACTTAAACCAAATGCTCAATGGGTATTACGAGGAGATACTTTAGAGTGGTTAGACAGTAATCAAACTCAACCTACTCAATCAGAAATAGATGCAGAAATTGTAAAACTTCAAGCAGAGTATGACGCACAAGAATATGCAAGAAAAAGACAAGCAGAATATCCACCAATGGCAGATTACTTAGATGCTATTGTTAAAGGTGATGAAGCACAAAAACAAAAATACATAGATGATTGTAAAGCAGTTAAGGAGAAATATCCTAAATGATTAATCCTTGTCCTGATTGTGGAGCAACAACAAAAGCAGATTGTAAGTGTCCTAATGAATGTGAGAGCTGTTCTTGTTAGATGCCCTCATTATCCGAAAAGACTGAAATAGGTCTTCCTTTAAAAAATTTAATAGGTTTACTTGGTGTTGCTGTTACGACAGCGTGGGCGTACTTTGGAATTATAGAACGCCTTAACAATATAGAAACCAGAGCAACACTATTTGAAGCTGACTTATTAAAAGCGGCTGACCAAAAACCTATAGACCAAGAACAATATATGCTCTTGGAGTTTACCGCTACTCAATTAGAAAAAGTAACAACTGAAATGGAAAGTATGATGAACAATAGAGTCAATATAGATTTCTTAAAAAAACAGGTTGATAAACTACAAAGAGATGTTGAAGAATTAAAAGATAAGGTAAGACAAAATGGTAATCACTAAAATAATCATGGCTTTATGTATGTTTGTTAATTCAAATTTAGACGGACATATGATGATAAAAGACGATAGCGTTAGTGAATGTTTAAAACTTAAAAGAGAAGCAGAACGTAATCTTTCGGCAGATAGAAAAAGTGTTATTCGTTTTGAGTGTGGTTTTGTAGAAGCAGAACTAGAGCCAGATATGGAGGGTAATTTGAAAATTAAAAAAATTATTCAAGCTAAATAATGTTTAAAATATTTGCCATGATTTGTATGCTTAATGTAGGAGAATTAGATCAAACACTTTGTTTTAAAAGTGAAGTACCTTTAAACTTTAACGATAATATAGAATGTAATTTAGCAAAAAACAACTTAGCTAATTATCTTGATGCTGATTTAAAAGAAAGAAAATTAACAGTCATATTTCAATGTGGCTCACATATAGGTAATACAAATGTCTGATTGGGAAAAAGAAATTGCAGAATTAAAAACTGATGTCAAATATATAAGAGAAGACGTTAATATTATGCAGAAACAAATTCGTGATATTAATAAAGTATCTAATATGGGTATCGGAGGATTAAAAGTAGCTTTGTTCATCGGAGGTATTTTAGGAGCAATCTATACGTTCTTTAGATTGATAGAATAAATGAAAATATTGTGTATTTCAGATACGCATTATCCTTACGCACATCCAGATCATTTAGAATTTTTAAAAGCAATAAAGTCTAAATATAAATTTGGAACAAAGGATAAATACGTCATGCTTGGCGATGAATTAGACTACTCAGCCTTGAGTTTTCACGACTCTGACCCAGACCTACCAAACAGCACCAAAGAATTAGATTTAGCAAAAGAAGATATACATAAATTAGAAAAAGTATTTCCTAAACTAGATTTGTTAAATTCTAATCATGGTTCAATGGTTTATCGTAAACGTAAGTTTCATGGTTTTCCGCAACAAGTATTAAAAGACTATGCGGATATACTAGAAGTAAATAAAAAAAATTGGAAATGGCACGACAATCTTATTATTAAAGATAAATTCGGTAGTTATTACTTTACCCATAATATGAACGCTGATTGTTTAAAGTCAGCACAGGCACTTAATTATGAGGGATATGTGCAATCACATTATCATTCTCGTTTTGAGTGTAAGTTTTTTAGTAGCCCAGAATCTCTTCGTTGGGGAGCTACAATAGGATGTTTAATAGACAAAGACTCTCTGGCTTTTGCGTATTCTCGAGTTAACATCAAAAGACCTGTTCTTGGTTGCATGGTTATCATTGATGGTGTTCCACATTTAGAACCCATGATACTTCGCAAGGGAAACAGGTGGGTAGGTAAACTATGAAAACAAAAGACCCATTAGTACAACGAGTATTAGATAGAATGGCAGACAGATCGGAGTCTGGTATTAAAAAGTTTGGTGTAACAATGGAAGATGCTGAACAAAGTTTAGAACATTGGATAACAAACACGCAAGAAGAGTTAGCCGATAGTATTTTGTATCTCGAAAAACTTAAAGAAGAAATTAGGAAAAAAGAAACGTTATGGAATTTGAAACATTGCGAGAAGAAATAAAAGAACATGAAGGATATAGGAATAAAGTTTACAAAGATACTTTGGGAAAACGTACCATTGGATATGGTCATTTGTGTAGAGATGATGAAAAATGGGAAGACGATAAACAATACGATCATCGACACTTGGAAAAAACTTTTGAATATGATTTTTCTATTGCCTATCGTGGTGCTATGTCTTTGCACGATAATTTTGCAGAGTTGCCTAAACCTATTCAAGAAGTTTTTATAGAAGCGTGCTTTGTTATTGGTACAACAGGCTTTAGCAAATTTAAAAAGACATTAGAATTAATTAACAACAAACAATATACCGAAGCATCCGAAGAAATTAAAAATTCAAAGTGGTATCGTCAAGTGCCGCAAAGAGTAGAAATGCTTAGTAGGAAATTACAAGATGTTTAAAACAATATTTATCGTGTTGTTTGCAACGTTAGTCACAATACAATTAGCGAATTTATTTATTTATTACGAACAAGTAGGTGGAAACATATGTTAACTAAATTATTAGGTGGGGATATTGTAAAAAATGTTGGTGGAATAATAGACTCTTTACATACCTCACAAGAAGAAAAAGATAATGCTAAAATTAAATTAAAAGAAATTGAAGCACAAATAAATAAAGCACAATCAGATATTAACTTGGCTGATGCACAAAGCAAAGCAGGTGGTATTTCTGGAATGTTACAAAGATCATGGAGACCATTGATAGGTATGTCATGTGCTTTAGCAATATTTTGGGAATATGTATTTAAACAATTTTTATTGTTTTTTATTGCTACTTTTCAAGTTGAGACTGCTCCATTACCAGAGTTAGATATGGGTACTTTGATGCCTCTTGTTATGGCTCTTTTAGGTATGGGAGCATTACGTTCATACGATAAGACTAAAGGTCTTACTAAATAAAGGAGGTAATATGAAATTATTACAAGACTTATGGGATCACTTAAAATCTTGGTCAGACTGGGGAATGTCTGATTGGGTAAAAGCAGGAATTGTTGCGATAATCGTAATCGTATTGATTGGTGCTATTTAATTAATGGCAGATCCAAGATTAAAAAGAGCAGGAGTAAGTAATTTTAATAAACCTAAAAGAACTCCATCGCATCCTAAAAAATCTCACATTGTTGTTGCCAAAGAGGGTAGTAAAATAAAAACTATCCGCTTTGGTCAGCAAGGTGTGTCTGGAGACAAAAAAAATACGCCAAGAAGAAAATCTTTTATGGCTAGACATCGTAAAAATATTAACAAAGGTAAAATGTCTGCGGCTTATTGGTCTGCACGTACAAAATGGTAGGGGTATATGTCACTATATAGAAATATAAATAAACGTAAAAAAGCAGGAAAAAGTAGAAGTAAGAAGAACAGTACAATTAGCCCAGAGGCTTACGCTAATATGAAAGCAGGATTTCCAAAAAAGAAAAAGAAAAAGAGTAAAAAGAAAAAGTAGTGAGGTCTATTAAAGAAGACATCATTTCTTGGTCAAAAGACTTTTTAGAAATACCTAATAAACATTTAAACAATTTCCCTGTTTGTCCTTACGCAAAAAAGACAAGGCTAGACAATCACATAAACATTATAGAACACCACGACTCTAACACATACCTTGAGGCTATCACAAAAGAAGCTAATAAATTTACAGGTAAAATTTCCATCGTTGCTTGTTCTGATTTATCCATAACTGCTGATGAACTAGCCGACTATATTCATGCACTTAACTATGTGTATGTGCCAAAGAATGTATATTTAATGGCATCACACCCAGAAGATTTTGATGAAGAAATAGATTTCTTACAAGATACAACTTGGGAAAGTCACAATGATTTTATGATGGTGTTGATACAGCCATTTGATGAACTCGAAGAGGCAAGTAAGTCATTAAAAAAAATTGGCTATTACAATAATTGGGATGATGATTATTTTAATGGCACAGTAAAACAAAGGCAATACTATAAACATTTGAGGAAACATGAAGATAGTTAAAGTAACTTGGCTAGACACTAATGAGAACTCTGTGGGGTCTTGGATAGAAAAAACAGACCTAGATAACTCTAAATGTTGCTCTATTGATTCACTAGGTTGGTTATATAAAGAGACAGATGACCTTGTTGTTATCCTAGCTGATAAAGATACTCACGATGAAGATGATCTATTTGGTAGATCGCAAGTTATACCCAAAGGAGTAATTAAAAATATTAAGTATTTAGATTAATGGTGGGTGTAACAGGATTTGAACCTGTGACCTTTTCCGTGTCGAGGAAACATTCTACCAACTGAACTATACACCCTTAACTTATTATAGACCAACCTCACAACTTTTTGTACAGCTATTGTACACAACGTTTGGTTAACTTTGGTTAACTTTGGTAAAAAATTGTAAGGTTTGGTCAACTTTTGCATCGTCTGGTCACTTATAACTACATCGACACGGCTTGTCCATACCTTTTTTTTTGTTAGTTTTTAGCCACAAAATAAATGTTGTACAGCTATTGTACATCAACACCTGCCTATTACGGCAGTAGATTGATCTTTTTGCGTGTTTCTTCTGGTACTGTTGAACCATAAACACTTATCATATCTCTACTTTTCCAACCCCCTAAATCCATTAACTCACTATCATTTGCATTTGCATAACTAATTAAGAATGTTGCGTAAGTATGTCTGACAGCGTGTCTTTTTTTCATTTGATCTACATTAGCCATATCGAGCATTTCTCTCCATGAATTAGTTAAACCATCTGGTTTATTTTTTTTGTGTTGTAGGTTGTTCCAAAGAAATAATTTATCGTTTCTATTATTTATTTTTTCT